TCACGCCCGAAGCACGGCAATATTCTCATGTCCTTGCGTGAGTTTTGCGTGAAGCGCCGGGCCGACCTTCTTGGTGAGGTCGCTCACAACGTCCTCGATGCCGTCGCGGATGGTGCTGAGATAGTCAGGATCGAAGATCGCATAGCGGCTGGACGTCTTGCCCAAAGGGCGGTGCCCCAGCGCGATTTCCAGCTCTATGAGGTCGACGCGTCGGTTTGCGAGGATCGTCGCCATGCTGTGGCGCAGTAGCTTCGGCCCCCAGCCGTCGGGGATGCCAAGCTTCTCGCGAGCGCCCAGCCACCCCTTCTTGACGCTGGCGACCTTGTATTGCTCGATCAGGTCGATCTGCTGGTCCGGGTCGAAGGTTGTCCGCTCGCCACACACCAGCCATTCATCGGTCGCGCTAAGCCATGAATGCAGCAGGTCGACCACCGGCATGACCGGGCGGACCTTCTTGGTCTGAAGACGCCCTTCCGGGTTAAGCGCGAACCGGCGCTCGTTCTGCATCCATTGGCCTCGTTCGCGGGCGACGCCCATGTCCAGAACCGCGTCGGGCCGGGCCAGAGTCGTGATCGCGCCAATGAGATAGCGACGCAGCGGCAGCAACCTATCGGCGTGCCCGTTGTAATTGCCCGCCCCTCGGATGGAATAATCCAGCAGCTCAGCGATCGCGTCGACCGAGAGGCGATAGGTCCGCTCCGGCGTCACCTGATCGCGGGTCTTGTGCTTGAGGGGTGGCACATAGCGCAGGCGGCGAGAATTGAACGCGTGGTTGAGCGCCGCCTTGAGCTGGATGATACTTTCCTCGACCGTGGATGCAGAGCGCTTGCGGCGCTTCCCCTCGATCCAGTTTCCACTTTCGTCCTTCTTCCGGGCGATGATCGGATCGGCCAGCGCCCATTCCCGGAAGCGCTCAAGGAAGCGATCGTCCAGATGGTCGGGCAGGAACGGATCTATCAGACGCCCGGCGTCTGCTTCCGCGTCGAGGAAGCGGGACATGAGCTTGAGCCGGGCCTTGATCGGATCGGCGCTGATCTGCTTGCTGCCATGTTCCAGCCAATAATCGGCCATCGCCTCGGGAACGCTATAGCAATCCTGTTCGGCGGTCGTGGGCCGGTGGACCGCCAGATAATGCTCGTCCAGCTTATCGCAGGCTAATCGAACATCTGCCGTGCCCGTGCTCTTGCGCTGGTTGCGCCCGGCTGCGGCGTCGTACCACCAGATATACCAGTTTGCGGAAGAGGGCTTGCCGCCCGCGCCTCTGACGTAATCGAGCCAGAATTCGCCCCGCTGGTAGATGCCACCTTTTTCCGTCGCCATTGCGCTTGTTCCTTGAGGATTTGGGCCTTCGCTTCCGCAAGCCGCTCGATCATCCCCAGATCGGCCAGCAGATCGAGCTGCCCTGGCGAGAGGGTGATGCCGCGACCGCATTGAAGCGCCCGTGAAACCTTGCGATCAAGGTCGATCACCGATTCGGTGCGAGTTCGTTCAATCGCCATGGCAGACTCCCCCAGCCGCCGGATCGGGGCAACCCCCATTCGAGGTTAACGAACCGTCCCGTTTTGACTCGATTTCCGGCTCGTGCGCCGCAACACCCAAGAGCGCCTGCCGTGCGTGGTGCCCACGATCATCCATTGCGGGCGTCACGCCCGCGCCTCCACGAGCCGCAGACGCCCCTGCCCTTTGCGCTCCGCAACATAGGCGTCGATCGCCGCCCGCCCGCCTTCGCTCAGCCAGCGCCGGGCGACCGCCTCGACATAGACCAGCACCTTGCATGAGCCATGCGGCGTCCGGTGAGGCAAATATCCGCGATCCTCATGGTAGCGGCGAATGCGGCTGGTGATGAACTGGATCAGCCCACGCGGGCGCTTCCCCTTCGTGTATCCGGCCATTTCGGCAATCTCCAGCGCGCTGACGCCCTCGATCAACTTGCGGCGGTCGGACATCAGGCGCTCGCTGACCATGCGTTCCAGCATCGGTTCGACAAGCGCTGGCAACGCCTCCTGCAATTCGGCGTGCGTGACCCGCTTCACGATCCCGCCCAGCGTCGAACGGGCGGCTGGCGCGAAACTGGTAACGGTCCCGTCTGAGGTATAGGAGCCTGTCCTGATAACCGATGGCAGGACTTCCTCGAACATCCACCGCTCCATGCGCTCGGCTTCCGGCAATGCGCTGGTGGCGATAAGTCGAAGCACGTCCGGTATGAACAGGATGCGTGTCGGCTGCATCCGCCCAAGGCTATCCTTGATGGGGTGGCGTTTCACCACCCCACGACAATGCTGCTTCATCGCGTTGGTCGTGTCCGCATAGCCAAGCCTTTGGCAAACATCCTTGCCGACGAACCCCGGCTCCCCATCCATGATGACGGAGCGAATTGGCGAGCCTTCAAAACTCAAATCAATGACAGCGTTCATACCCGCGCCTCCTTCGCGCTGGTGCGCCGCTCGCGCTTCCGGCGCGGCGGGATTGTCTTGATGGTCGCGGCGTACTCCGCGAACAGGATGATGATGTTCTGAGCGAGGCCGGGACTCAGGCGACTGAACAGGAAAAGTTCTGCCAGATTGAAGGCGAGGCACTGCCACAGGAGAAAACGGACCCAGCCGCGAGACCGGACTTCGCGATCAGGAAACCATGCGGCGCTTGTGAATGCCCCGAGTACGCCCAGCCAGACGAATGCGACCCATGCCCAACCAATCTCCGGTGCGAAGTACGCAGCATAGCAGAAGGCGAAAAACCAGAGCGCACGATGCACCGCGTATTGCGTCTGGCGCATGATCTGGCAGGCGAGGATGATCGGCGGGTGAAACAGCGTTTTACCTAGCCAGACATCAAGGCGGGAAAGGAGCATCATTGCTGCACCCCTTCGTCCTCATACGCCATCAGCAAGGCGTCTTTCATTCGTAATGCCCGTTCTTCCGCGCCTTTGACCTTCTCGATGTAGCTGGCCCAATATCGCTGATCCCCTTTCAGCAGCGCCGAAAAGAGCCTGTCGGGGTCGAAGTCCTCGGGTGGCTGGATCATGATCTTGGTCAGGGCTGTGAACATGCTGGCGCCTGCCCAAAGAACCTCATCGGGGAAAGCCTCCGCAATCGTCTGCAAGGCATAGGCGCAGGGCTTCGGCCCGTGCTTGCGCAGAACCCTTGCGATAGACGCGGTGAAAGCCACCTCGCCCGGCAGCCAGCTTTGCGAACCGGTGCGGCGCGAAACCGTGAAGCCTGCGGCCTCGACCAGATCGCGAATTTCTATCGCCTCAGCGTCGCCGCTGGCGATTGCCGCGTGGAAGTCGTCCAGCCGGTTCATGGGCTTGCGGGACCGGTTCATGGCGACGAACATCGCCGCCTCGTCGGCTACCGTGCCATATACGCCGACACAGCAGGGCAGGAAGGGAATATCCCCGCGCATGAGCGCAGCGGCCAGCCGGTGCTGCCCGTCGATCACCCATAGCGAACCGTCGTCCCGCTTCGATACGACAAGCGGCAGGCACATGCGCCAGTCCCAGCCGTGCGCGATCTTCTTGATCAGCGCCTGGCTGGCGCTGTTCTCGGTGGACCGCTGGTAGCTGTCATCAAGGTTCAGTTCGGACGGGTTCCTGTTCTCGATAGAAGGCGGCATGCCTTTTGCCGTGGGCCACTTTTTCGGGGTGCTGCTCGCTGAGCTTACCGGCAGGGCGCGAACGGCTGATTTCTGCGGTTTTTGGGTGCTGCTGGCCGCTTTGCCGGCGGGGTTACCGGCGGCGGTGATGGCCGAGTACGAATCACCCCTCAAAAGTGCGGATTTCTGCGGCTTTTGACCGGTGACGGGACCATTTTGCGCGTTTCCGAATCGACCCCCCTCTATGCTTGCTTGAAGGTGCCGGATACGGTGGGTGATGTCGTCCGTATCGTCCTCGCGCGGGGCTACGTCAGCCTCGGCCTGCGAACCCGCACTGCTCTTCGGAAGGAGCGCGTATGCCTTGGCGTCCTTCTCGTCCAGTTCCTCAAGCAATCCCCGTGCCTCGGCGGGCGGACGAGTAAAGAGAACACCTTTGCGCTCGATCACGATATAGCCGACCAGCACGCGCGCCTGCACCTTGTCAGTGCCGGCACGGCTGTGGATCAGAAACGTACCGTTGGGTTCACGCTTATTGACCATCTTGGGCTTGATCCATTCGGGGATGGTATTCGCGCCCTTGTTGATCCATGACTGAACGGCGACGGCCTCAATCGTCATCGCGCGCGCCTCCCCGTTGAGCCGGGCGGCTGGGGGACAGGGTTGCCGCCCGGCTCTGCTGATCGCCGGGGGCTTGGCGATCAGGGTGGGGAACAGTGATGCGCGCGATTTCCTCGAACACATAGAAGGCGGTGCCGGGACGCTTTATGCTCTCCTGCATGGCGGCGGCGCGCGCCTCGTCCTCGGTCTGGTGACGGAAACGCGGCATGCGCGCCCCGGCCCGGCAAACGGCATAGGGATAGGCTGTGCCGTTTCTGATGACCGCCCTGGACATCAGCGGCTCACCGTCGCGACTGCATCGCGCAGGCGACGCTCCGCCTCATAGAGAAGATGCGAGCAAAGGTTCGCGTCCTCCCCGGTAGAGTGATCGAAGCCGCCGATTTCTATAATTCCACGGATCATCGCCAGCGCGACATATGCCGCTTCGTGCAACTGATCACGGCCCCTGCGGACATCGCTGTCGACCGGTTCACGACCACCCAAGGCGATCTGGGCGGCACGGAATTTATTGCCGACCTCTACAGCGGCGGCAAGACGATCGGCAAACGAGCTATGGGGATCGCTGACCAGCGCGTCATGCGCGCGAAGGGCAGTCAGATAGGCTTCGTATGCCTGCGTTCCCGCCTGTTCATCGTTCGTGGACATGATCGTATCTCCTTCAGGCCGCCACAGGGGCGGGCTGGACAGGGAATAGGTTCCGAATATTCTCGCGATGGGAGGGCGTATGGTCCCGACCATCGCGCCGCCCGCCGCCATCATTGCCGTCGCCGGGTTCCCACATCGCGCACGACCGCGTTGCATGGGTCGGCGGCTGGACGGAAATGACCGCGCCATCGCGCCCGATCTGGACATCGGGCGACATGACTTCGCAGACACCCGTGTCCGCGTCGCTGTCGTCAGGAACCGGGATAAGGGCGTTGGGCGATGCCCCAGCGCGCCAGAAAGCGCAGGTACGGCAGATGCTATCTTTCATCGCACACCCCGCACAGCATAAGCCTTGTCGATAAAGCCGCCCCGACCGCAAACCATCGTCGCATTCACCCATGTTACGCGACCGGGCGCGAGGCGACGGATATGACCCCGGCGAAGATGTGCTCGGGGGCTGGTGCCAGTACCAGTGGCGCCAGCCTCGCCTTCGCCTGTCCCGTCGATGGTCAGGACATGGAAGTCCTTGAGCGGCATTTGCCCCCGAGCGATTCGCCGACGGTTATGCTCCGGGGAGGCGGGTTGTCGTTCCGCACGGACGTTCCGGCAGGCCAGCACATTGCACAGATCAAGATAGGCGTTCACCTCATCCTGAAGATCCGCGCTGATGTGATCGAGTGTTACCGCCATCCCCAGCTTGGCATGAGACGCCGCGATTGCCTCAGGCAGCAGGGCAACCGTTCGGGCTTCCGGTTTGGGCGCGGCGGCCAGCTTCGCGGAGACACGACCCTGAGCGATCATTTCCGCCCGAAACGGCGACGGCCTGCTATCTGGCCGATATTCCGTTTCGTATGGGATGAACATCGCCGCCGCTGTCGGCATCCACATCTGCTGGTTATCGAAGAAGGATATTGAGACCACTGCCACGCCGGGTTGGTTGCCTAGGTTCGACCATCCCGCGAGAGCCGGAGGAAGATCGTCCATCCAATCCCATGCAAGCGCGATCCGGCGCGAGGCCTTCACCGCCGTGTATATGCTGTTGCCCCAATCCTTGCTGTTAGCCTCATACTCCAGAGCGACAACCGGGAACGGCGGCTTGAACAGCACGCCCGGAACTTCAGGCCGAGGCTTCGAGCGGTCCAGCAGTTCGCCGCTGTCGCCCAGCACGAACACCTCTGCCTGCTGCAATTTCCGGGCGAGATATTGCATTCCCGCATAGGCACCGGGTGCGTCGGGACAAGGGAAATCCAGCAATTGCTGGATCGCCTTGGGCGTGTAGTTAAGCGCCTGCATTTGCGCCTCCATCCAAGGGCACAAGATTGAACCCCTTCCCGCGCCGCGCGCCTTCGGACAGGACGGCGATCGCTTCCTTGAAAATCGCGTCGCCATCCGCACCAGCAAGAAGGCCGTCGTCGCAAATCCCCGACAGCCGCAGCTTTTCGAGGCAGTCCGACATATTGCGGGCCGGGAGAGCCAAGATGGCGTAGACCGCATCGCACCATCGTTCGAGCGTTTCGCAGGCGCGCTCCTCGTCGCCGCTCCGCAGGGCTTCTTCGTTGGCGCAGTTGGCTTTTTCTTCCAGCGCATAGGCATGCTCCCAGATCGCGTCCAAAGGATGCGGCTGGTCGATGATGATGCAGGTCATGGGCGGGCCTCCATCGCTTCGAGGCTCTTGATGGCAGTCCAGATCGTGAGGGCGTCCGTGCCCTCCATCTCCATCATCTCGTCGATGTCAGGAACCGAGGCGCCAAACGCCGCAGCGATCGTGCCGATGGTGTCGACCTTGCAAAAGAGAGCGTAGCGAAGCTTCAAAGCAACGCCCATCGGCGTCTGAGCAATCGAACGATCCAGGATACCACCATCCGCAGGATCAGCGGGGGACACGCTCGCAAGCCCTTCCGCGCCCGCGTCCAGAAAAAGGCGAGCCATCCTCGAAAATGCCGCGATGATTTCGGCGTCTGCATTGGCGGTCGACGGGCCGCGCCCTCCCCCGCCGGACAGGCGTTCGATGTCGCTACGGATCGGCTGGGTAAAGGACGGCTTACTCATGTTCGCCATTCCTCTTTTCTTCCATCATGATGGCGGCCGCATTGATAAGCGACTGGATGCCGAAAAGAGCATCGCACAGCATTTTGCCGGACATCGAGGTCAGTTCGGTGTTCGGGTATTTGGAATTGAGGGAGTTATCCTCATATGCATTCGCGAGGCATTCCAGCATCGCGGAGGCCCAGTTAAGGGGCGTCGTCGGGCATTCATGGAAGTGCGCGTAAAGGGAGGTTTTAGCCATGACGCAGCGCCTCCATGTCGGCGCGCCGGATTTCCGTCGCCATCACGTCGCGCTGGATGCTGCGGCCGAGGTCGCCCCAAAGGAGACCGATCGCCTCGGTACAACCCGGCGAACGGCGGGCCAAAACTCCGGTGATCGTGATCAGGGCGGCATATATGCTCTTTGCGAGCCTTTGGGCATGCGCATCTTGTTGCGCAATATCCTCAAGTTGCTCCGCGTACATAGACGTGAAACCCGCGAGAATGACCAAATCCCGATCATCTTCCGGGATCATATCGAACATCGGCCAAGCGCTGTCACAGAATGCCGTGTAGGTAATGTCGTGGACAGCTCGGAAAGCTGACTGCTTCCGCATGTGATAAAGGCGATCCGCCAAACAGAAGGTTTCTTCAACTTCGCCGATCAGGCTGGCGAACGCGGCGATCGGGGTTTCCTGCTTCTCCGCAGGATGCAATTCTTCATCTCGCGAAGCGGCATCGCTCCGCGCCGGGGTGGCGTCGGCCATATCGGGGTCTCCTGTTCAGAATGACAGGGGTAGCCCGTGCGGACACCCTGCCTGCATCACCGTCTTCGGCCCGTGGGCGATCAGGTGATGAGGCATCAATACATTAAGGATTGACTAAGTCAATACACTTTGGATTGCCTTATTGCATTTGTCCGATCCACACGATGCGCCCTCGAATCAGTAGGCCGTCGCGTGGCAAATCGTGCGATCGGCCGCCCACCGCGTCAGAATATACCGACACACGATCGTTCGGCAGCGCCAGCAGCCTTCTTATCATTGCCGTCCCGCCCAATGAGATAAGCCAGATGGCGTCCTGAATATCGATGTCCTTTGATCCAGTATCTACCAGAAGCAGCGCCCCCTCCTTGATCGTTGGCGCCATAGAGGAATCTGGCGCATTAATTGAGCACACCAAGTCGCGCTCTACCTTGGCGACCTCCGCAATGAGAGACAAACTAAACGCCTTAAACCAGAAATCCTGATTTGCATTATGGAACAGAGGAAGGTCGGTAAAAGTTACATCAAAATCTTTTATGGAGTAATGATGAACCAATATCTGACCAGTTTCTTCAAATAATCTGTCCTGAAAATCACGGAGATCAGAATCCAATTCATCCGGCTTGTTCATATGCGCAATCATCTTTTCGCTATCATCCATGTCTGGATTTTTTTCCAGCCCAAGCAACCAGCCAGCAGATACCCCAAAAGCTCTTCCGTATGCCTTGGCGTGGTCTTTCCCAAATCCTCGCGTTCCATTCTCATGGTGGCGATAGGTTGACACGTTCCATCCAAACGCCTCCGCCGCTGCTGCGGCAGACTTAAATTGGGCGGATCTCCTGGCTGCGCGCAGCCGATCATTTTGCTCTGTGCTCATAACCCCTCACATAATGGATCGGACAATACATTAGGGATTGATGTTTAACGATCCATTGCGTATTGTTTTCGGATGTCTTGTATTGATGATATTTTTTCCGTCTGGCCCAGTGCGGCGGCGATGGCCCGCGACATCGGCGTCCCTGATGTAACGGTCCGGCAATGGCGAAACCGCAGCAGATCAATTCCGGTTCGCTATTGGGCAGCGATAATTGACGCCGCCAAGGACCGAGGGGTGGCTCTCAGTTATCAGGACTTTATCCCACCCGCCGAAGCGGAGTGAGGGGAGTGGCCCGCGAGCGATTCCGAAATCGCACCTCGCCCCGGTATGAAGCAGCTATCGCGGCTGCCGAAGAGGCGCGTCTGCGGCACAACCTGTCCGAGGTCGCAGGGCGACATACGGTCCTGCGAAAGCGGGGACCGCGCGAAATGGTGGGCCTGTGCCCGTTCCATTCGGAGCGGACGCCCAGCTTCGAGGTGAACGACGCCAAGGGCACATACCATTGCTTTGCTGGCGAGACTGGCGTCATCACCTATGACGGCACGTTTCCAATAAGGGATCTAGCGGGGGGTTGGCATCGCCTGCTGACAACCGGCGGCAAATGGGTTTACGCGCCGATCCGCTCGTTCGGTCGCCAGCGACTCTGGCGGATCGAACTTACGCGCAACGGTGTTTCTAAAACCATTCGCGCGACCGATGGCCATGAATGGCTGATCAGGGACCGCGCGTCGAAGGTTCGGACGGACCAATTGTTGCCCGGCGCCCGACTTCAGGCCGTATTTCCTGCAAGGCGGTCAATCGAGGTCGACCCGGAAGGTGTGCGGCATGGCATCGTTTTCGGAGACGGAACATTAACGCCCGACTGCGCTGTCGTTGATCTCCACGGCGAGAAGATAGACGATTTGCTGCGTTGGTTTCCAAACCACCCGACATGGACCGGCACACGCGCTGAGGGGCAACCTTATATCAAAGTGCGCGGCCTCTGCCCGCTCATGAAAAGCCTGCCGGTTGCAACGGCAAGCCCTGCTTATCTGGCTGGCTTCATTGCAGGGTATCTCGCCACTGACGGGCATATAGCCAAAGACGGTTCGGTAACGCTAGACTGCAAGGAAGCTGAGACGTTGGAAGGCGTTCGGACGATATGTCATAAGCTTGGGATCGGCACCTACGGCGTTCGCCAGCATATGCGGCTCGGCTATGGCGAAAAGCCATCAGCGATCTGCCGCATTAACTTCCCGGCCGGCGCTGTATGTTCCAAATTGTTATTGCGTCCAACCGCGCTCGCGCGTCTCGCTAGCTCGACAAAAAGGTTCGCGCGCTTGCGCTGGCAGGTCGTTTCCGTCGAGCCAACTGACGATATCGAAGAGGTGTTCTGTGCCAACGTGATCGGCACCCACGCCTTCGCAATCGAGGACAACATACTCACGGGAAATTGTCACGGCTGCGGTGCTGGCGGCGATGCCATCCGGTTCCTGATGGACAAGGAGAGCATGCGCTTCACCGAAGCGGTGGAATGGCTGCTGGGCGATAGCTTGCCGGTGATATCGGACGAAGAGCGGACCCGGCGCCGGGAGCAGAGCGCGGCCGATCTGGCGGCACGCGTCGAGCTGGCCCGGTCGATCTGGGCAAGGTCGGTGCCTGCGGCCGGGACGCCCGCCGAGGTCTATGCCCGATCGCGCGGGATCACCATGCCCCTGCCCTCGACCGTTCGCTTCGTGATGACCCCACGCTGGCGCAATGAGGAGACGGGCGAAGTCGGCCGGGATTCCCCGGCCATGGCCTGCGCCCTCCAGGACGCCACCGGGCGGTTGGTGGGCGTCCAATGCATCTTCCTCGCGGAAGGCGGCCGCCGCAAATATGAGCGGGTCCGCGCTGATGGATCGAAGGCGAAGGCGAAACTGACCTTCGGCGTGGTCGTTGGGTCGACATTCAGGATCGGCCCCGATGTCGATCATATTCTGCTGTGCGAGGGACCGGAGGATGGCCTGACCCTGCGGCAGCAGGCCCCGGACAAGACGGTATGGGTATCTTGCGGTACGGCCATGCTCTCACAGGTCGGGCTTCCATCGCACATCGAGAGCATCACGTTAGCCGGGGACAATGGGGCTGCTGGTCGCAAGGCCGTCGATGACGCGACAGCCGCTTATCTCAAGCTGGGTCTATCCGTGAATTCCATCTTCCCCGATGACGGGTTCAAGGACTGGAACGATCAGCTTCGCGGGGTGCGGGGCTGATGATCGACATCGAGGACAAGATCAGGGATTCGGAATATGCTCGGCCCGAACCCCTCCCGCTTACTGGCGAAGTCATTCCACCGCAGGATTTCCCGGTCAGCTCTCTTGGCCGGGTGATAGGCGGTGCCGTCACCGCCATATCAAGGAAAGTGCAAGTTCCCGTCGCGCTGGCGGCCAATTCGGTGCTCAGCGCCTGCTCGCTAGCGGTCCAGCCTCATGCAAATGTGATCTTGCCGACGGGGCAGGATCGCCCGATCAGCCTGTTCCTCGTGACGGTCGCCAATAGTGGCGACCGCAAATCGACGGCTGACGAAATTGCGACCGATGAGATTGCGCGGTTCCAGCGCGAGTTGCAGGAAGAGCATGCCGGGCGCGAAGTGGAATTGTTCGCGAAAAAGTTGGCATGGGATACCGCGAAAGCGGAGGCTCTAACGCATTCCAAGAAAAAGGGTCGTGACGCTGTAGAGCAAGCCCTGCTTGATCTTGGGCCGCGCCCGTCCGATCCCATGACGCCAGTGATGACCGTGCGAGTCGGCACGACGCAGGGCCTCATTAAGCAATTCGAAACGGCGCGGCCCTCGCTCGGTCTGATGTCGGACGAGGGCGGCTCATGGCTGGGCGGTTATGGCCTATCCGAAGACAATCGCCTGTTCACGGTGTCAACCCTGAGCGACCTTTGGGATGGAAAGCCAGTTCAACGCCTCACCGGCAGCGAAGGCGTGACATCCCTCTACGGTCGCCGCCTGACCTTTCACATGATGATCCAGCCTGTCCTTGCAGGCCGCCTCCTTGGCGATATCGAATTTAAGGGGCAAGGGTTCCTGAGCCGCCTGCTGGTGACGCAGCCCATAAGCCTCGCAGGGACGCGCTTTGTCGATCCGACCGCCCCGGTTGATCCAACAATCGCTGAAGATATCGCGGCATTCAATCAGCGCCTCGCCAATGTCATTCGCGCGCCGTTGCCAATAGATCAGGACACGAGGGCGCTAAGGCCGAAGCGGCTGCCCTTGTCGCACAATGCTCAGCAGCTCTGGTGGTCGTTCGCGAACGAGATGGAGGAGCGCATCGCCGACGGCAAGGACCTTGAGGACGTGCGAGGGTTCGCGACCAAGCTGCCTGAACAGGCAGCGCGCATCGCGGCAGTGCTGGCAGTGTTCCAGTTCGGCCTACGAACGGAAGCGATCGAAGACGATTTCATGGCCTGCGGCATATCCGTCGCGCGTTATTACCTGTCTGAGGCCGTGCGACTGATCGGCGTGGCATCGCCCAACCCGATACTGGTCGACGCCCAGATCGTTTCCGATTGGCTTCGCAAGAGCTGGACTGAGAACCTGATATCCATCGGAGCCATTCAGCGGCTCGGTCCCGCACCGATGCGCAAAAGAAGTGCGGATCAGGTTCGCGACATCATCGCAGCGTTGGTGCGGCACGATCACCTGTCAGATAGGCTGCCGAATGGCGGGATGGTGTCAGGGAAAAAGGTCCGTGAAGCATGGAGAGTGCAGGTTCGCCATGCCTAAAATCGCAGTCTCGCAATCTATCGCAAATCGCCCTGCTATAGTTTCGGCAGTCCGCGGCCGGTTGAAAGCCGCAGAAATAGGCCACTTTTTTGCCAGCCGACTTCGCAAAGTGCCAACTATCGCAACTTTCGCAGCTATCGCAGGGGGTGAGACTGATATTCTTTCACCAGCGTCGAGGAGGCGATCGAACGATCATCCACATTCCGGTCCATAACTATCGCAACCTCGCTGCTATAGTGCTGCGATAGTTTTCATTTTTAGCCTTAAAAATCGCATATCCTTATGGATATGGGAAACGGTATCCTATTGTTTTATATATATAAATAGGGAATATATTATGAATATGGACAGGGAAAATGACACCGATCGCAAGGGGTCTGCGATAGTTGCGAAAGTTGCGATAGAACCGACACCATTCCAGTTTCGCCCCTATATTCCTCAGAAGTTCGCCCACCTGCATCGCTGGGGACCTTGGCTGCTCGACGCAGAGCGCCTTGTTCTGTGCCTCTGCCGGGATCACGATGAACCTCTACGTTCGCGCTATGAGGTTGATATTGAGAGGATCGAGACGGCCGAGGATTTGTTGTTTTGGATCAGCCACATTGCAATGAAAAACTAGGGCGATGCGGAGACTGTCGGCACCCTCGCGCTGGCGCTCGATGCTCTTTTCTGTCCCCGCCACCGCCTTTACGGCGGCCGGCGACACCCTGCACGCGATCTGCTGAAGCTGACGATTGAAGGGGAATGGCAATGACCGAAGTCTTGCAAACGCTCGGCGATTTGTGGCGGCAACGTGATCCGCTGCGCCACAACCTTCCCGATGCAGAGCGGCATGACATCGGGCGACGGGCAACCGAAATCGGGCACAGTCTCAACGCGGCAGGCGGCTACGCGCTGATGCGGAAAACTTTCGATCAGTTCGAGCGCGCCCATGGCGAAAATGCTGGAGGGTGGCTCGCGCTCCGCTGGGACGGGATTGGCGGGTTTTACGCATGATCGCTCACCGGGACATCGAGGACATGATCGCCCGGTTCAAGACCGCTCTGCCCGGCTGGTGGTACACGCTGGGCGAGTGCGAGCGGTCCTGCGATGCCTCATGCGCCCCGACGCGGGACAGCGCCGATCTGGCGCTGATCCCGTTCGATGAGCGGTTCAATTCCGGGTTCCATTGTGACCTGCCCCAGCCGTCCACGCTGGCGGACGCGCTAGAGGCGGTGATGAGTGCTGCGCTGTCGGCAAAGGCAGTTGCCCGGAAGGAGGTCCGCCCATGAAATCCCAGCGCCCGACCCCGGCCGATATCGCCGCGTCGCTGATGGCGGTGAAGCTGCTCATCAAGGGCATGAACGGCGCTATGCCCACCTTGCAGGCCGAGATGCGTCGGGAGGCCTGCGAGCGAATTGACGACGTGATTACCGATCTGGGGAGCCTGCTGCGGTGACGGACAAGGGAAGGAGATTCGAGGTGGTCAACCGCGACGGCGAGGTCTTCGAAGGAACGACGATGGCCGAGGCGCGGGCGAAGATGATCGCTGCAGCCCGCGACGAGATGGCGCGGCGCCATGCCGCAAACCCCGATGCCGTGCCGCAGTTCAACCTGCGCATGGCGCGCCTCGCTGCCGCGCGCAAGCGGGAGCAGCAACGGTTCGACCATCTCGTGATGGGCAAGCCGCGCCCGGTCGAGCGCGTCACCGAGGGCCGGAAAAGCGGGCGGCGACGCCCCAAGACGGTCGAGCGGCCGGTGCGGCTGGAACCCGGCATCGAGGAGGCGGTGCAGCTTCGCGAGGCGTGGGATCACAAGGTCTACGGCACGCCGGAGACTCATGAGCGCGCCAGCCGCACGCATAGCGGCGCCCTCGCCCAGCTCAACCGCAACGGCACGATCACGAACGACCAACTGGAATGGGCCGCGCAGATCGCCAACGTCTATCGGAGCCTTGAGGCTGATGTGGCCGTGAAGGTGGCGAGCCTTGAAGCGCGCGTCGACCAGTCGCGTCGATCCGGGGATGCCGCCGAAAGCGTTTATCGGGTCCGCATGCACCTGGCCTATGGCTATTGGCGCGACATGATCCCGGTGCCCAAGCAACTGGTACTCGACATGATCGTCGGCGACGCCATCGGGTACACGATCGCGGCGCGAATCTACCGGGTCCACAATCGCCGCGCCAAGCGCCTGTTGCTTGAGGCGCTGGACCGCTGGCCTCGCTGTGTGGCGCATGCGTTTTCGATGGTCGATCATGCGACGGCCGACGCGATGAACCATGGGCGGACGGTTGATCCTGTGTGGCTGGACGGCCCCAGCAAAGCCTATTGGGGGCAGGTTGACCCAACCGCGCCGCCCACGACCGGACAACCGGCCATCATCGGGATTGACCTTGCCAGCCGTCCCGATTTGTCCGGGCCTGTGCAGACACTCGATCCCGCCTTTCTCGACGAGCGCGGGCTTCTGCGAGAATGGTCGGAAATAGCGGAGATCATCCGGGCAAGGCTGGTGGAATAGATGGCGATAATTTCACGAATCGATTACCATGATTTCTCAACTTATGGAGAAACTATGAAGGTACATGTCTTTCAATCCGGTGCGGGTGTCTACGGATTTACACAAGATCGCGAGGGAGCAAACCTCCCGCAGCAAGCCAAGCCGTGGTCGCATTTCAAGGAAACTGTGCTTAGAGCAGGAATTATTGGTGTGAACCCCGAAGAGGCAATCGCTCAGATCCAGTCTAAGGGATATTACATCACCAAGGCGGGCGTCCAATTTAGAGAGGTCCAAGCATAGCGCTGAGCAAAAACTGCTTGCAAGCGGCCACGAAAAATGCCAAAAACGGCCTTGGATTAATCCGCCCGAAGCAGTTCGTGGCGGATTTTTTATTGCCATTTCCGGCTGATTTCCGTGGTTTCCCGCTCTGGCTGGTTTCTCCCGGTGCATGCGCCGTCCCAGCTATCGGGCTTGTGGCCCCGCCTACTTCGGTTGGCGGGGCTTTTGCGTTGGAGGTGACCATGGCCCAGATCGACGCCATCACCCTTCATGTTCGCAGGCGATGGTTCTTCCGCCCTGCCCTGTACGTCCTGATGGCTGCCGCTGCCGTGCGGCTGCCCTGCGACCAGAGGCGCGCGGGGCGATGGCTGGCGGATCATGCTATCGTGATTGAGGTGGTGTGATGGCTGGCGCCATGTCTGCCCGCCAGTATCGTTTCAGTCAGGCGGCAGAGATCATCGGGATATCGAGAGCCGCCCTCCGCAACTGGATGACGCGCAACCAGCTAGACCTGTTCGATGAGCGTCCGGCCAATGGCTGGCGTTCATTCAGCGAAAATGACGTGATGATTCTCGCCCTCGCGGCAAAGCTTGTGGCGTTCGGCGCATCGGTCGATGATGCAGTAATGGCTGCCAAGGGCGTGCTGACCAATATGGGTGGGCATCCTATGTATTATTGGGCGGCGCCGTCCAGGTTCGGCGGCTGGATCATTTCTGACGAGGATGCCGTTGTGCAGGACGCAGCAATCGGCGGTGCTGTCATCCGTGTGACCTTCACCTAAGGGCTTGATGCTGATGCCCAGCCGTCCGCCGACTGACCGCGCCCGGCCTCGCGAGCGCGTCGAGAGACTGCGCGGGCGCAAAGCGGTCGAGGTGAGAAAGCGGCGCATGGCGCGCACCGATGGCCTTTGCGAGCGCTGCGACGCACGGGGCCTGACGGTGTTCGCAACTGTCGTTGACCATATCAAGCCGCTCGCGCTGGGCGGGACGGACGAGGACAGCAACACGCGGAACCTTTGTGACCCGTGCCATGCCGAGGCGACGGCCGAGCAGTTCGGGATGCGCACGGCGCGGGGGATCGGGCGCGATGGGCGGCCGACCAGCCCGGACCACCCATGGAACCGGCCGGATCGGACCTGACCCCTCCCCCGGTCCGAAAGTCTGAGGGGGCCGAGGGCGGAAACCGAACCCCGCCCTTCATGCACAATAAGTTGGATTTTCAGACGGAAAAGTTGGGGGCATCCCCATAGGGGATGATGTGTCATGGAAGCTATCGAAGGCACCGGGCAGATTGCAGTTGAGCCGGATTGGTCGCTGCTGCTTTCCGACCCTCTCGAAGTTGAAACGGCGCGCCACCATTGGCAGCGGATCACGATCGAAATGCGCGAGCGTGAGACGCTGGCGGCCTCGACCGGGCATTCGATCCAACGGCTTGTGCTGGCGTACCTGATCTACGACCGGTCGGCCCGAGTCGTGGCAGAACAAGGGGCGGTGATGAAGCCGAAGCGGGGTAATCCGAAAGCCATCGCACGGATCAGTCCGTATTTTACGGCTATGCGCGAGGCGGCATCCGATGCCGCCGCACTGGAAGCCGAGCTTGGCCTGTCGCCGCGCCGCCGGGGCGGCGTCACCAAGGTTGACCGCAAGAACCGCAAACGCAGCGCCGCAGCTGCCTATCTGAAGTCCGTTGAGAAATAGGTTTCTGGCGCTGCCAGATCCGACGACAGCCTGGGCGGAAGCTGCGGTCAAAGGGGAATTCGTTGTCGGCGATCTGGTCGGCATGGCGGCCGAGCGGCATCTGCGCGATATGCGCGACGGCGCGGCGCGAGGCCTCCACTGGTCGCCCGAGGCCGCCGCCCATACGCTGAACTTCTTCCCGGCTGTATTTTCGGTCGCGGACGGCCCGCGCGCCGGGGAGCCATTCCATCCGCTGGAATGGCACACGTTCGTCGTCGGCAGCCTGTTCGGCTGGCTGCGGGAGGACGGGCGCCGCAGGTTCCGCAAAGGGTGGCTGGAAACCGGCAAGGGGCAAGCAAAATCGCCGCTCATGGGCGCGATCGGCGTCTATTTGATGGGCTGGGACGGCATTCCGCACGCGCAATGCTATGCGATCGGGCAGGACAAGGCGACGGCCAACGTCCTTTTCCGTGACGCGGTATCGATGTGCCGGGGGCAGGTTCCCGACGAGGATGACGGAACGACGCTCGAATCGCTAGGCGAAGTGGTCATTCGCGGCGAGTTGGACAACGCTTGGAAGATCGAGCACCCGGAAAGCGGCTCGTTCTTTCGCACGCTGGCAGGCGGCGAGAGCCAGTCAGGCCCTCGCCCCGCCTATGTGGCGGCGGACGAGATCCACGAATTCAAGTCGGATGGCCCGATTGAGACGTGGCAGCGCGCTATCGACAAGGTGGCGGGCAACTCGCTGATGCTGCTGGGCACGAACACCCCGGCGACCTCGCAGATCGTGGGCACCAGCTATTCGGAGATGTATCAGCAGATCGTGCGGGGCGAGGCCCGCGACGACAGCGCCTTCGCATTCATCGCGCGTGTGGATAAGGCGGATCGGGAAGCGGTATTCGAGAATGAGGCGTGCTGGGCCAAGGCCCTCCCTGCTCTTGGTGAGACATTCCCGGTCGATAATCTGCGCACGGTGGTCGCCGGGGCATCGCTGAGGCCGTCCACGAAATCGTCAGTCAAGCGACTCTATTTCGGGATCGACATAGGCGCTGCCGATTTCTGGATCGCGGAGGAAAGCTGGGCAGCGGTTCAGGGCGCCGTTGATGAGCGAGCCATGCGGGGCCGCAAATGCTTCCTGTCGCTCGACCTGTCGGCGAAGAACGACCTTACCGCGCTATCGGCGGCATGGGACGTTCCTGCCGATCTGGTCGCGGTCAAGACTTGGTACTGGACGACCAAGGAGGGGCTGGAGGATCGGGCGGAACGCGACCGGGCGCCCTATCCCGATTGGGTCGAGGACGGGCACCTGACTGCCACGCCCGGCGCGACGATCGATTATACCTTCGTCGCCCAGCGCGTCGCTGAACTGCTGGCGGACCATGAGGTCGAAGAACTGGTTGTCGACCCAGCCTTCCTAACGTCGTTCACCGACGCATTGACGGAGGTGGGTGTCGACTGGTGGCTATACGATGGCCCGACAAGCACCGGGCGCGGCCTGAAGATCGTGAAGCACGCCCAGGGAACGCGGATCATGTTCGAGGACCGGCAGCTTTGCATGCCCCACTCGATCACGCGCACCGAGGACCGCATCCTTGACGGCAAAATCATCATCGACGCCTCGCCGGTGTCCTACAGCTGTGCGGCCAATACGGTGATCATCGCCGATGGTCAGGGCAACCGGGCCTTCGACAAGAAGAAATCGCGGGGACGCATCGACGGCATGGTGACGATCGCAATGGCAGTCGGCGCGGCCACCGCGACGGCAAAGCCGAAGAAGAAATCCGTCTACGCCACACGTGGCGTTCTGAGGCTCTGAGGGAGGCGCAATGTCTGGCTTGTCTCCCGACGATTACCGGCGCGCGGCCGGTTATCGCCGTTCCTCCGCCGCGCCTGCCTCTCCTCCCGCAAGAGGCAATGCCGTGCCGGTGATGGCGTACAACACCTATGACCTGAATGATCCGGCCTTGCTGGATTTCATGCGGGATGGGAGGATTGGGGTCGTCGGCGAAGCGGCCAATGAGCGGATGGCGCTGCGCAACAGCACATTCTTCCGGGCAATGTCCCTTATCTGCGGGTCCATGGGCATGCTGCCGGTTCACCTTATGCGGCGGAAGGCCAATGGGGAGACGGAGAAGGCGCGCGATCACCCGCTGTTCAATGTGTTGCACCGCAAGGCGAACAGCTATCAGACCGCCAGCCAGTTCAAGGCCTATATGCAGTTCTGTGCATTGGCGGACGGCAACGCATATGCTCTCAAGGTGAAATCGCGCGGGGCGGTGCGGGAATTGATCCCCCTGCCCCGCCGATGCGTTAAGCCCTGCCTGTCCGACACGTTCAAGCTGACGTTCGAATATCAGCCGAAAATCGGTGCAAAGCGCACCCTGTCCCAGGACGAGGTTTTCCATTTTCGTTCGCCTTTGTCGCTGGATGGGCTGCGAGGCGTCGGCCTGATCGATGTCTGCGCCGATACCCTGGGCCTTGCGATGAAGGCGCAGCAGGCGGCCGGCCGCCTGCTGACCAAGGGGTCGATGGCACGGGGTGCACTCGAAACCAAAGAAGTTCTCGGTGACGAGACAATCGAACGCCTGAAGCAAAGCCTGCGTGACAATTATGCGGGCGTCGAGGCGGAAGACGACTGGATGGTCCTCGAAGAGGGGTTGACGGCCAAGCTCTTCGCCTCAAACGCGCGGGATTCGCAGCTCAAGGAGCTGATGCAGCACGAGGCCGAGGAGGTGTCGCGCTTCACCGGCGCGCCTCGCCCGCTGCTGATGTTCGATGAAACGAGCTGGGGAAGCGGGATCGAGCAGTTGGGGCTGTTCTTCGTTACCTATTGCCTGATGGCGTGGTTCGTCATCTGGGAAGAGGCCATCTGGATGTGCCTGCTCACCGAGGAAGAGCAGAACACCATGTACGCCAAGTACAATGAACAAGCGTTGCTGCGCGGATCGCTGAAGGATCAGGCCGATTTCTTCGCGAAGGCGCTGGGCAATAATTCGGCCTGGCTCTCGCCCAACGAGGTCCGCGAGGCCTTCGACCGCAATCCCCGTCCCGACGGGCAAGACCTGCCCCGACCCGGCACTACGGCCGCGCAGGTCGCGGAAGAAGATGAGCCGGAGCCGGGCACTCCTCCGGCCCGCAGGAAAAAGGAAACAGCATGAACCGCATGTCGCGCATTTTCGCGCGGGAGCGCCCCGGCGCGGTCCCGCTGCCCGGCGATCGTCGCGTCGGCGCCTTCACGAAAGAAGACGTTCTTTCCCGCTGGGGCGAGGAAGCCGCGGGCCTCCGCCCCGCCGCCCTCGAACAGGGCGACAACGTGATAACCATGTTCGATATCGTCGGCGAGGACTGGTGGACCGGCGGCGGCATCACCGCAAAGCGCGTTGCCGCGCAACTCCGCGCGATCGGTGATCGACCCGTTGAAGTGCAGATCAATAGCCCCGGCGGCGACATGTTCGAGGGATTGGCTATCTACAATGTCCTGCGCGAGCATCCGCAGCAGATCACCGTCAAGGTGATGGGCATGGCCGCCTCTGCCGCGTCCGTCATCGCCATGGCGGGCGATGAAATCCAGATTGGCGCCGCCAGCTTCATCATGGTCCACAATTGCTGGGTCGTGTCGGTCGGCAACCGCCACGACATGGCGGAAACCGCGAAATGGCTTGAGCCGTTCGATACCGCCATGCGCGATGTCTATGCCGCTCGGACCGGTCAGAATGCCGCCGATGTCGCCAAATGGATGGACGACGAAACCTATATGTCGGGCAGTCAGGCCATCGAGCGCGGTTTCGCCGACGCCCTCCTGGCTGCCGATCAGGTCCGCGTCGATGAGGCCGCCAAAGCCTCCGACCGGGACGTCAACGAGGTCCGCGCGCTGGAATTGACGCTGCTGGCGGCAGGGCACACCCGTACCGAGGCGCGCGCTCGCATCAACAAGATCAAGGGCAAGCCGGACGCTGCCCTGACAACCGCCACGCCGGGCGCTGGCGATCCTGAACTGGCCGCTTCCTTCAACGGCCTCCTGAACGCCCTTCGATAACCGGAGAATACCCCATGAACATGCTGACTTCCGCCGCCTCCATGGCGGCACTGGCGATTCACGCCGCCAATCCCCCGCGTTCCATCGCAGCCCAGCCCCGTGCCGATATCACCGGCGACACCAAGTCGATGCTTGACCAGATCAAGGCCGCCGTCGAGGAAATGCGCAAGCTGAACGACACGCGCCTCGACAAGATCGAAGCCAAGATCGACCCCCTCGACGTCGACCAGTTCGGCAAGATTTCCGATGCCATCTCGGCCATGGAAAAGACCATGGACGAGCATGCCAAGATCATCGCGGCAGGCAAGCTCAACGGCAATGGCGCGGTCATCGGCGATCTTGAGCCGACCGATCCCGAATATGTGTCGGCGTTCAAGCTGCACATGCGGCGCGGCACCGAGATCAGCGCATCGCTGAACAAGGCGACCGACAGCGAGGGCGGCTATCTCGCGCCGATCGAATGGGATCGCACGATCAGCGGCAAGCTGAAGCGCGTTTCGGCCGTGCGCCAGAACTCGCGTGTCATCTCGATTTCGACGGCCGGGTTCAAGAAGCTGTTCACCGATCGCGCTGTCGGCAGCGGCTGGGTTGGTGAAACTGCCGCTCGCCCGCAGACCAGCACCCCCGCCTTCGCGTCGCTCGACTTCATCCCCGGCGAGCTTTATGCCAACCCGGCGGCGACGCAGCAGATGCTGGACGATGCCGCGCTCGACCTCGAACAGTGGCTTGCCGACGAGATCAACACCGAGTTCGCCCGGCAGGAAGGCATCGCGTTCCTCTCCGGCGATGGGACCAACAAGCCCTATGGTATCCTCACCTATGTCACCGGCGCCGCGAACGCCGCGCGGCATCCGTGGGGCGCCATCAGCGTCGTGAACTCGGGCGCTGCGGCGGCACTGACCGCCGACGGCATCATCAACCTGATGTACGACCTGCCGTCGGAATTCGCGGGCAACGCCAAGCTGTACCTGAACCGCCTGTCGCTGCGAGAAATCCGCAAGCTCAAGGACGGCCAGGGCAATTTCCTCTGGCAGCCGAGTTTCGTGGCCGGGGAGCCCGCGACGATCAACGCCGCTCCGGTCGTAGAACTGCCCGACATGCCGACGATCGCGGCTGGCAACATCGCCGCGCTCTACGGCGATATGGAAGCGACCTACCTGATCATCGACCGGGTGGGCACCCGCGTCCTGCGCGATCCGTTCACCAACAAGCCGTTCGTGCACTTCTACACGACCAAGCGCGTTGGCGGCGGCGTGGTCAATCCCGAGTCCATGCGCGCGCTCAAGGTTTCGGCCTGATCCTCTCCGGGGCGGCTTTGGCCGCCCCGGTTGTTCGAAGGGGCGTCCCTCCGCCCTTCCGATCAACCGATGGGAGAAAATCCATGACGACCAAGAAAGCCGCCTCGGCAACGAGCGAAGAAGCACCGGCACCGATCGAACAGCACGCCGACGCGGCCCCTGCATCCGCAGCCGACCGCATCGACATGAACGACCCGACGCGGCCGGGCCATGAGGTTGTCACCGAAGCGCTCGGCATGGCGGCCGACGCGGACGACTGAAATCATGGCGGAACCGCTCACCCTCGAACAGGCCAAGGCGCAGCTGCGCGTGCTGGACGAGGACGAGGATGATCTGATCGGCGCCGCGATTGTCGACGCGAGGGGCTGGATCGAGAACTATACCGGTCGCTCCTTCGCGGAGATCGTCGGCGACGACGAAGTTCCGCCCGTTTTGCTGCGCGCAATGCGCCTACTGGTCGCGGGCTTCTATGGCGACCGCGAAACAGGCGGCCTCGCTGGCGATGTCGAGGTTAGCGCGCGGCGGCTGTGCGGCAGGTTCAAGGTTCGGAAGCTATGATAACCGGCCTCAAATCCAGCCAGCGGCGTACGCGACTCCGCATCGAGCGGCCGGTTGCCGACAACAGCTTTGACGGGGCCGGTTCGGGAGAATGGGAGCCGGTCGCGACCGTTTATGCCCAGGTGCAGGATGCGCTGCCAAGCCGTGGCGAAAAGCTGGATGGAGGGATGACGACGAGCATCCGCCCTGCCCGCGTCCGAATGCTCTTTCGCGAAGATGTGGCCGCGCACATGCGCTTTGCGGTCCTGCGGAAGGTGGGCGGCGTGGATACCGTGATCCGGCTGCTTCAGATCATCTCCGGCCCCGCCGAATTGGGATACCGGGAGGGCCTGGAGTTTATCGCCGAGGAATATCGGCCTGCCGGGAACCCGGCCTGATGGTAAATGTGAAGGGCCGCAGCGAGGTCAAGCGCTTCATCGGCGGCATTCCTGCCGAGGTTGCAACGCTGTTGCGCGGCGCTGGCCGTGCGGGCGCCACCGTCATCGCCGACGAGGCGAAGGACCGTGTGATTTCGCGCGAGGTACGCGGCGCTATCAAGGTCGCCACGAAGGCGGAGGATGGTCGCATCATCGCCAAGGTGCAGGTCAAGGGACCCGGCGCTTATATCGCGCCTTGGCTCGAATATGGGACCGACCCCCATTTCATTTCGGTCGATGACAGCCAGCGGGGCGGAATGAGCATCGGCAAGATCAACGAAAGAGTGAAGGCCGGATCGCTGGTCATCGGGGGCAAATTCGTCGGCAAGACGGTGCATCACCCCGGCTCGCGTCCGCATCCCTTCCTGCGGGTCGCGCTCGACACGAAGGAGAGCGAGGCACGGAACGCGGCGCAGGCGTTCATCAACAGCCGGATCAGCAAGACCGGGATCCGCACCGGCGGAGGCGACGCATGACCGGTGCGGAGATCATCGGCGCGCTGCTGCGTGATTATGACGCGCTGACGGCCATTGTGCCGGTCGGGAACATCAAGGGCGGGCGTTTGCCGGAGGGCGCCTTGCCGCCCCTGCTGCTGGTCCGAGTCGTCAGCCTGATCGATCGACAGCCATTGAAGCGACAGGGCTCGTGCCGGTCGACCGCGCGGATCGCCGTCACCGTGCGCGCAGGCAGCTACGCGCAGCAAGGCCAGATCATCGAGCTGGTGCGCACATGCTGCACCGGTCGCACCGGAAATATCGGTGGCGGTACCCGCGTCGCGATCCTTTCCGCTGGCCTTGGCCCCGACGTCAACGGCCCAGGCAACAGCTTCGAGCAGACACAGGATTTCCGGGTGAGCTTCGATGCCCCGGTTTGAACAGGAGAAAGACCATGACCGACAAGACGAAGAAGGCGTTCGTGATCAGCAGCTTCCGGGATGCTGGCACCGAACGCCGGTTTGAAGCTGGCACCACCCCCGACCTGACCGAAGGCGAGTTCATCAATTACAAGGCGGCCGGCCTCGTCCGCGCGCCGACCGCCGACGAGCTGAAGGCCAAGTCCGCCAGCTGACTACCCTACCCGTACCCGCACGCACCGCGCCCGCCCTTTGGCGGGCCTTTTCATTTGAGGAGAAAACCCCATGGGTTCGATTACTGCGGCGGGCACGGCGCTCGCCATTTCCGCTGCTGCCCCGGCAACGCAGGACGCGACCGGCTATGCCGCGCTGACCTATACCGAGATCGGCCAGATCGAGAAGATCGGCGCGATCGGCGCGAGCTATAGCAAGATCGAGTTCAAGCCCCTGAAAGGCCCGACCCAGAAGCACAAGGGAGGCGTCGACTATGGCTCGTTGCAGCCCAGCCTCGCCCACGACGACGAGGATGCCGGCCAGACGCTGCTGCGGACGGCTGCCGAGAGCAATAATCTCTATTCCTACAAGGTGACGCTGCCCGATGGCGCGATCCGCTACTTCCGGGGGCGCGTGTTCGGCTACCCGGAGAATATCGACGGGTCCGAAAGCATCGTCATGGCGAACCCGACGATCGAGATCGACACCGCGATCATCAAGGTCGCGGCTCCCTGACAGCTGAATTCCGGCCAAGCCGGATCATGAGCATCAGCCCGCCTGTCTCACGGGTGGCGGCGGGCTGGTGTACCCGTTTACCCGTGAAAGGAAAATCATGGATATCACCTCTCAGTCGGTGGCCGATACCGCCGCCATCCACCTGAAAAACGCCGATGGCGAATTTCTCTATTCCGGCGGCAATCCCGACAAGCCTGTCCGTGTCGTCGTCTACGGGCCTTCTTCCAAGCAGTATTCCGCCGTCGAGGCGCGCCAGACGGCCCGCGTGCTGAAACGGCGCGAAGACAATGACGGCAAGCCCGCTCTGCCGACGCCGGAACAGCGCGTCACCGAGCAGGCCGAGGATCTGGCTGCGATCACCGTCGCCTTCGAGAATTTCACCTATCCGCCAGCGGGCGACAAGCAGGGCTATGACCTGTTTTTCGCCTTCTATGCCGACCAGAAGCTGGGTTTCATGCATAATCAGGTGCTGAAGGCGGTCCAGAACTGGGGAAACTTCAGGAGCGACAGCAATCCCGCCTCGCCGACCAGCTGAAGCTTTATATCCGGCATCTGGCGTGGCTCAATGCCACGCCCAGGCCGCCTGAGGGCAGCAAGCGCGCAAAGGCGGGCGTGGAGGACAAGCGGAGTCGGGCGGAACGGATGGGCAAGCGGGCAGATATCCCGATGCCGCCGAACCCGGCCCCGCACATTATCAATCGCCTGATCGAGATCGGGTTGACCGAGGCGGCGGGCATGGGGGCGGCTCCGCTGAGCTGGAAGGAAATCGATGCCTGGTGCAACCGCACCGGCATCGATCTGCCCCCTTGGGAGGCCCGGTTGATCCGGGCGCTCTCCGTCGAGTATCTGGCGATGGGCCGGAAAGCGGAGGACGAAAATTGCCCGCCGCCATGGAAAGCGCCAATCACCGAGCGCGAGAAAGAAACCGAACTAGCCCGGTTGCGGATGGTGCTGGGTTAAGCGATCGCTTCGATCGTCAGGCGCTGCCGGGTTTCGTCCATTCTCTTGCGAATGATCGATGGGATAAGAAACAGATCGATCAATGCCCAAGGCCATGTGATGATCATCCCAACTATGGTAATGCCAAGGATCAACATTAAAATTCCGGTGCCCCTTTCACCGAGATAAAGTCGGTGAACACCCAAACCGCCAAGCAATAAGCACAAGATGTAAGCTGCACCTGCACTTGGCTTTTCGTTGGTAACGCGCTGCTCAATTATCATACGCTGAGTGTCTGATAAGCGGCCATTGCGTCCATAATTTTCAGACGGAATGGCCGTCATCGCTTGGTCATCCATTGTATTCGCCCCTACTAATAAATGATGACCAGTATTAAGGGCGCGCATGAGAGTCTAGAGCCAATTTCATTAGGCGGCAATCAGGTAGTTTTCGCGCAAGCGGGTAGTGTTGAACAGGCTGCGGAGCATTGCTCCGTGGCTCTTTTGGTGTGAGGGTTTGATGGCCGACAGCGAAGTGCCGACGCTTGAGGTCGGCTTTGCCATTGATACCGGCGGTTCGTTCGAAGCGCTGCGCCAGCTTGATGCGGCGATGGACAGCACCGAGGCCCGCGCGATCGCCAATGCCGAGCGCATCGAGAAAGCCACAAGCGGCATGATCAGTCTTGGTGGCGCAACCGCAGCCATAACCAGTTTCGGCAATGCGGTGACGCGGGAGGGCGCGATCGCCGCGCGCGAATTCTCGCGAGTCGAGAAAGCGGGGGAAGCCCTTTCGCGGCAGCTGGATCGTCAGGCTGGCGCGTTCGGCAAGACGCGCGAGGAATTGCGGCGGATGAAGGTCGAGGCGGCTGCGCTGGCGGCAGAGCAGCAGGGGTTGACCGAACTGGCGCAGCGCCTGCGCGCGCAGGAAGCAGCGCTGTACGACGCGGAATATGCGGCGATGACGCGGGCGCGGAATGAGGCCAGCGCCGCTGCCGAAGAAAAGGCGGAAGCAGCGCGCCGGGCGGTTGCCGCAGCCGAGGCCGATGCATCGGCCGTGCGCGAGGCCGCCTTCGCCTACCAGATGTTCGAGGCGCGCGTGCGCGAGGGCGCGCGGGCGCTGAAAGAAGCTGAAGCAGCCGCCCGCGCCGATGCCATGGAGCAGGAGGCACAGCGGATCCGGTCCGCCGCCTTCGCCCATCAGATGTTTCAGGCCCGCGTGCGCGAGGGTGCGCAGGCGCTGCGCGAGCAGGAGGCGGCTGCGCGCGCCGATGCGATGGCGGCGGACCGGCTGCGCATGTCCACCGACCCCCTCTATGCGGCAACCCGGCGCCTCAACGATGAATTGGCGGAAAGCTCGCGCCTCTACCGCGCCGGGGTTACCTCCGCCAACGAATATGCGCGGCAGCAGGTCGTTCTGACGCAGCGCCTCCGGGACGTCGAGCGCAGTTTCGGCAGCGTCGGCGGCGCCACCGCGCGCAACCGCCAGAGCATGATCAATTTCGGCATGCAGCTGAACGATATCGGCACCATGGCCGCGCTGAATGCACCGCCCATGCAGATATTCGCCAGTCAGGCCGGGCAGATTTTCCAGATTTTCCAGCAGGCAGAAGGTGGCGCCGCCGGGTTCTCCAAGCAACTGGCGGGCGTCGCCATGCGCTTCGCGCCGCTGGCGATCGGCGTCGGCATCGCCGCCACCGCCTTCGGGCTGCTGACCAGCGAGATCAACGAGAACAGCAAGGTGACGGTGACCTGGGGCGATGTAGCGCTGGGCGCGTTCGACGCGGCGAAGAATTTCCTCGAAACCCAGCTGACCAAGGCCTTCGCCTTCTTCGGCACCACCAGCAAGGATGTATGGAAGGATGTCGTCAACGTGACGAAATGGGGCGTGAACTGGATCATCGGAGCAACCACGGTCATCCCACGCCTCTGGATTGCTACATTTAAGCTGTTGCCCGGTGCGATCGGTGACGCCTTTTACTCCGGCGTGAATATCGCGATCGACGCGATCAATTGGCTGGTCAGGAAGGGCGTCGAAGGTATCAATGCCTTCGCAGCGAGGATCAACGCGATCCTGCCTCCCTCTTTCCGGCTACCGACGATAGAGCCTCCCCAGATTAAGGGGATCGAAAACAGCTTCGCAGGTGCCGGCCTCGCGGCAGGCAAGGCCTATGTCGGGGCGCTTAAGGACACTTTCACCCGCGATTTCATTGGGGAGGCAGCGGATTATCTATCCCCCTTCGCCCAAAAGCGCGCCAAGGAGCGTCTCGCCAAGGATGCGAAGGATGCCGGGAAAGAGGCGTCCAAGGCGGTGAAGGATGGGTTGAAGGAAAACCCGCTCGACACCGCCCTTGCCGATGCATTCTCCAATGTGTGGAAACTGGCAGCGGAGATCGGGCCCCAGTTGCAGAATTTGGGCAAGGGTCAGCCGACTTTCGGGCAGGCATTGATCCAGCAGGCGAAGGACGCCGAAGCGCTCGCGGAGGCCGCCGCCGACAATGCTGCCGCCGCGCTCGACTGGTATATGAGCAAGCTGGATCAGGTTTCCGACCGGGTGGACGCCGCCGCGAACAGCATGAGCCGCGCCTTCGGCTCCGTCGGCGACGCCATCGGCGGCATCATCACCGTGCTCGACGAATATGGCAAGCGGCAGGACGAAATCGACTTCGAACGAAAGTCTGCCGGTGTCAGCGACCAGCGCCTTGCCGAACTGCGCTCGAAGGAAATCAGCAACCAGCTTTCCGGTATGGTGGCGCTGACCGGTGCGGCCAAGGGTTTCTTCGGCGAGCACAGCAAGGGCTACAAAGCGATGGAGGCCGCCGAGAAGGCGCTTGCGGCGATCCAGCTGGCGCGCACGGCGGTCGATGTCGCGGGCGGCGCGGCGCGCATGTTCGCGACGCTCGGTCCTTTCGCCTTCCCCGCCGTCGCCGCGATGCTGGCTGTCATGGCATCGCTCGGCTTCAAGGGTGGCGGCAGTTCGTCCAGCTACACCCCGGAAACCAATGACGGCACCGGCACCGTGCTGGGCGACAGCGGCGCGAAATCCGACAGCATCAAGCGCGCAATCGACAGCCTGAAGGAAGTCGACACGGCGATGCTCGGCTATTCGCGCGAGATGGCGGCGTCGCTCAAGTCGATCGAGAGCCAGATCGGCAACCTTGCCACGCTGGTGCTGCGCGCCGGGAACGTCAATGCATCGGCGGGCATCAGCACCGGCTTCGCGACCGACACGACGGGCAAGATCCTGTCGGGCATCGCGACCGGTGGCGGGCTGTTGTCCAGCATCCCGATCGTGGGCGGCGTCTTCAAGGCGATCGGGAGCGTCATCGGCTCGCTATTCGGTACCAAGACCAGTGTGATCGGCAGCGGTCTTTATGGTGCTGCGCAAAGCCTGGGCGACATTCTCGCCAACGGCTTCGATGCCGATTATTACAGCGACATCCAGAAGAAGAAAAAGACCTTCGGGATCACCACGTCGACCAAATATTCGACGCAATATACCGACGCGGATCCCGGCCTTGAAAACCAGTTCACGCTGATCCTGCGCACGTTCAGCAACGCGATCCTGCTGTCGGCCGCGCCGCTGGGCGAGGCGACGAACGCGGTTGAGCAGCGGCTGAACAGCTTTGTCGTCAATATCGGCAAGATCGACCTGCAAGGGCTGACCGGCGCGGAGATAGAGGAAAAGCTGACGGCAGTGTTCGGCGCGGCGGCCGATAATATGGCGAAGGCGGCGATCCCCGGCATCGAGCGGTTCCAGCAGGTGGGAGAAGGTCTGTTCGATACGCTCGTCCGCATCGCCTCGGTGGCCGAGACGGTGACATCTTCACTCGACCTGCTCGGTGCATCCTTCGGGGGCTTGACGCTGGACATGAAGATCGCACTCGCCGACCGGTTCGACAGCCTGAGCGATTTCACCAGCGCGATCGATGCCTATTTCGAAGCCTTCTATTCGCCTGCGGAACAGGCGGCGGCGCGCACCACGCAGTTCGCGAGCGCCTTTGCCAGCCTCGGCCTCTCGATGCCCGCCACGCTGACCGCGTTCCGCGAACTGGTCGAGGCGCAGGATCTTACCACCGAGGCCGGGCAGGCGACCTATGCAACCCTGCTCCAACTGGCCCCGGCCTTCGCGGATCTGCAAACCTCGCTGCTCGGCGCCAAGAGCGCGGCCGATATCGTGAACGAGCGGCAAGATCTTGAGCGGCGGCTGCTCGAATTGCAGGGCAATACCGCCGCGATCCGCGCACTGGACCTTGCCCAGCTCGATGCCAGCAACCGCGCGCTGCAAGAGCAGATATGGGCGCTTCAGGACGCGCAGGAGGCAGCGGCGGCAGCGGATCGGCTGCGCGAAGCGTGGAAGTCGGTCAGCACCAGCATCATGGACGAGGTGCGGCGCATCCGGGGCCTGACCGGCGCCAATGACAATAGCACCTATGCCTCGCTGCTCGGCCAGTTCAACGCGGCGACGACGGCCGCGCGCCTCGGCGATCAGGAGGCGGCCGGGAAGCTGACGAGCCTGTCTCAATCGCTTCTGTCGGCCGCTGCCGACGTCGCGACCAGTCGGCAGGAACTGGACCGCATCCGCGCGCAGACGGCGGCCAGCCTCGAAGGTACCAATGCGGCGATCAGCGCGCTGGCGAAAAGCGGTTCCACCTCGACGGCGAGCACCCTCGCAGCGGCCGCCACGGCCGCGCAGGTCAGCGGCGCGACTGACACCACCGCCAACGACAATCTGGCCGCAGAGGTCAAATCGCTGCGCGAGGAGCTGAGCCGGATGCGCGAGGAGAACAACGCCGGTCACGCGGCCACCGCGAGCAATACCGGCGCGGTGAAGCGCCATCTCGACAACGTGACGGCACAGAGCGGCGGCGATGCTATCGCGACGGTGGCCGCCGCATGAAGGTCATCCGCCCGGTCAGCGTGACCGATGAAATCCTTGTCAGCAGCAGCGTGGCGGAGGCCGACTATCCCGAATGGTCGGCGGGCACCACCTATGCGCTTGGCGCGCGCGTCATCAAGGCGGCCACCCATCGCGTCTATGAGAGCATCATCGCCGATAATATCGCCAATGACCCCGCCTCGCCGCTGGAAGACGCGTGGGTCGATGCTGGCCCGACGAACCGCTGGGCGATGTTCGATGCGGCGGGCGGCCCGCAGACGCGCGACGCCGACGATATCGTCGTCCAGTTGGCCCCGCCCTCGCCGGTATCCTCGCTTGGCCTGCTCGATGTCGCGGCCGCCACAGTGCAGGTCCAGGTCATCGTCGGCGGCGACACCATCCTTGATGATGTGGTTGGCGCGCCGGGCACGAACCTGACGTTCCTCGACCTGCCTGCCCTCGCCGGTCAGCAGATCGTCGTCACGCTGACCGCGCCTGTCGGCACGAGCGCCTCGATCGGCAAGCTGGTGATCGGCGATGCCTTCGACCTGGGCCAGACCGAGGACAAGCCCACCGTCTCGATCACCGACTATAGCCGCCGTGAAACCGATGATTTCGGGGTGACGAAAGTGATTGAGCGCGCATGGGCGCGCCGCGTCACCGCCCGTTCCCGCATCGACTCCTTCGAGGTGGACGCGGTGCAGCGGTTCCTTGCCGCGATCCGCGCGACCCCCGCGCTGTGGATCGGCGAAGAAGGCTTCGAGGCGCTGGGCCTCTTTGGCTTCTACAAGGATTTCTCGATCGACCTTCAGGTCGGCACGACGAGCTATTGTTCGCTGACGGTCGAGGGTCTGCCGAGCGCGGACGTGCCGGTGGTGGTGTCCGAACCGGCGGTGCAGGGGGCAAGCAACCTGCTGGTGGTCCCTCCGGTTGCGCTGACCGATGCGATGCTGGTCAGCAGCAGCGTGGCGGAAGACGATTATCAGGAATGGCTGTCTTCGCGTACCTATGAGGCGGGCGACCGGGTGATCTGGCCCGCGACGCACCGGATCTATGAGAGCCTGATGCCGGGCAACCTCGGCAATCCCCCCAGCAGCGATGCCGCATGGATGGACCTTGGCCCGACCAACCACTGGGCGATGTTCGACGCGGCGCTGGGTACGGCGACCGAGGCAACGGGATCGATCACCGTGACGATCGCACCCGATGAGCCGGTGACCGCCCTTGCCGTGCTCGACGCCGACGGTGCGACCGTGCGGGTGCAGGCCGGGGCCTATGACCAGACCCGCGCCATCATCGGCGGGATGGTGACGTTCCTCGACCTCGATATCGCGGCTGGCGCCGATATTGCGGTGACGATCGCGGCGGCGGATGCTGGCGATCCGGTATCGGTCGGGACGATGCTCTGGGGTGCGCAGGTGCCCCTCGGGGTGACGGAAGCCAGCCCGACCGTCTCGATCACCGACTACAGCCGCAAGGAGGCCGACGATTTCGGCAATACGGTCGCGGTAGAGCGGGCATGGGCGAAGAACATGGCCGTCAGTTCGCTGGTTCGCACCGACGCGGTGGATGGGCTGCTGCGCATCATGGCGTCGCTCCGCGCGCGCCCGGCGCTGTGGATTGGCGATGATGGTTTCGACAGCCTGACGATCTACGGCTTCTACAAGGATTTCTCGGCGGAACTGTCGGAAGCGACCAGCGGCTGCGCCTTCTCGATCGAGGGGCTGTCGAAGGCGCCGAAGGTCGCGGATGCCGACACGTCGATCGCGCTGGTGATCTCCTATCAGAACGCGGCGACGAAGCCCGCCACCCCGGCCTTTGGCAGCGGACAGACGCCGGAAGGCTGGACATCCGCCCCGGTCGATCTGCCAGAGGGGCAATATCGCTGGGCGACGCAAGCCGAGTTTCGCGGGTCGGAGCAGCGGACCGAATGGTCCAGCCCGGTCGCGGTCGCGGGCGTCAGTTGGGCGGATGTCATCGACAACGATCCCGACAATCCCAAGCCCGAGAGCGGCGCGACCGTCGGCGCGACGCCGGAGCAGGTCAGCTTGCTCGACCAGCTTGCCAGCGACACGTCGACAGCGCTCGCGAATATCGCCGACGCCTTCCTGGCGATCACCAGCATGCAGGCCGACGCATCGGCGCTGGCGGATCGCGTCCTTTCAGCCGAAGGCGCGATCGACACGGTAGAGTCGACGCAGGCGACGCAAGGCGCGGCGATCACGCTGCTGCAAACCACCGCCAGCACGCAGGCGGGTCAGCTGGCCTCACTGACGACGGAGGTCCGCGCGAGCGGCAATCCGAACTTCCTTCCGAATGGCGGTTTCGAAAATGGCTCTACCGGATGGACTTTGCCCGAAGGAGCGGTGGTCTACACCAATGCGTCGGGCTGGGGTTCCTTCCTCCAGATTAACTTCGAGACGGGCGCCCTCATCAAGAGTGCGTATTGCGACATTACCACGGGCCTGCCTGCCTCTGGCTCTGTCCTCACCATTTCCGGAGACGCCGGGGCGACCGCGAATGTCACCAATATCCGCTTCGACATCTATTGCTATGACGCTTCGGGCAACGAACTCGCTTCGGGTTGGGCGAATTTCAAATCCGGCACCTTCAGCTTCCAGAACAACAACAGCAATCGCGCGGCGATGGCGAACAGCGTCACGATACCGGCGGGCACGACGCGGATCCGCGCACGGTGCCGAGGGCAGGTTTCTGCGCTGGGTGCCAACCAATATGCGCGGTTCCGACTGGTAAAGCTGGAGCGCGGCGCGACGTGGACGCCCTATACGGCGAATGCGAGCATCGTTCAGACCTTCACAACGATCAATGGCCTCAGCTCTTCGGTCGCCGACATGTCCACCACGCTGCTGGCTCAAGGCGCGCAGTTGGCCCTGCACGGCGCCGCGATCAGCGATCTTGAAGGCCAACTCGCCAGCCTGTCGCTCACGCTGTCAGTTGGCTCGAACATGCTGACCAACAGCACGTTCGAGGACGGGATGACCGGTTGGAACCATGTCAACGGCCCCTTCTCTGCATCGCCTAATGATCAATGGGGCTGGGGTCCGTATACCGCTTCTCCGGCGAATATGGTCGATAACCAGTGGCGTTACCTTTGGCGCGACGTGCCGGTCGCGCCGAATGTGCCCTACACTTTGTCGGCGGATCATGCGTTTTTCTTCAGCGGAGTGGGCAGGTTCTATGTGCAGATCGACTATCTGGACAGCGGGGCGAACCCGATCTCCGGAGCCAGCGCTTCGGGGCCGTCGATCGCCACCCCCATCGATTTCGACCCGGAGGACCAGAAGCGGTTCGCGACCGCGCTGACGCTGACCTCGCCGCCGACCGCCGCCTTCGCGCGGATCTATCTGGTGTTCCACAAAACCAGCGGCACGGTTTCGGCCACCTCTGTCCGCCGCGTGAAGTTCGAGCGCGGCACCAAGGCGACGCCCTACAGCCAAGAGGCCAGTGTCTACCAGTCGTTCACCGCGCTGAACACTCTGACGACGAGCATGGCCGATGTCACCACGACGGTCGCCAATCATGGGGTGACGATCGCCAGCCAGCAGACGGCGATCACGACGATCAACGGCAACATCACCACGCTTTTCGGCCGCGTGTCGATGGTCATTGACGTGAACGGATATGCGACCGGCTGGGAGATCAACAATAACGGGTCGTCTGGCAATATGAAGCTGCGATCCGACCTGCTCGAAATTTCGTCTCCGGGCGGCGGTGCGCGCACCGAATATAGCAATGGCAACTGGCGCGTCTATGACGCGGCCGGGACGCTGCGCGCGCGCTGGGGCGTCTGGTGATGCCCGCCGGGTTTGAAGTCTATACGAGCGGCGGCGTCACGATGAGCACGCCGAATTCGCGATGCATGAAATTCCTGGGGGTTGTCGCGGTGTCCAGCGTTTCCAACCCTTCCGGGTCGATCACGGACAGCCGCTTCCTGCTTGGCCGCAAGCCGGACGCATGGTTCATCGCTGGCGGCCTCTACGAGTACAGCCCGGAGATCGTCATTTCCGGTTCCACCCTGTCATGGTCCAACCCCTCCGCCCAATTCTGGATCGGCCGCATAATCTACGGGTTCTGGTAATGGACGCGCTCGGGGAGTCCTACGACGAGGACGGGTATATCCAGTTCTCCAGCGATTTCGTGAACCTACGCTTCACCGGAAAGCAAAGCGGCGTGACAGCGGATCATGGTCTTGGGTCGCAGGCGCTGGGGACACAGAGCAGGATCGTGTTCTATTTCTCGGGGGAGAATCCCCTGCCCGCCTTTTACTGCGCATCGCCCTTCGCCGTGACGCTCATGCAGGATCTGGGATCTGGCAATTATGCTGCGGAGGTGCGGGTCAATGCGGCCGTGGGCACCACGGTCGAAATGTACGTGTTCGATACCGCGCGACCCACGCCCGGCACCACCGGCGATGGACGCTTCGAACTGTATGACGAGACGGGCGCCATCACCTTCTCCCTCAACATGATCGTGGGGCTGTTCGTTGGGGAGATCAATATCAACTACCCTCCGGCGGTGTTCAACGGCGATGCGGGGCGCAAATATGCGGTTTGCGTGCCCTGCCATTTCCAGCGGGTCATTATCTCGGATACCGGCGCGCCCGGCTCTAATCGATATGCATGGAACTGGTCGACGCCGCGCCATGCCATCAACATTACTGCGGGGTCCGTGGGCTCATCCATGTGGACCTTCCGCAGCACCCGCAGCGCGTCGGGCGGCTCCAATGTGACCGCCGGAATTCCCCGCTGCCTCATCGTGGACGTCAACAACCTATAGGAGTGCTCAATGAAAGCATTTGCCCTCGCGGCCGTTATCGCCGCGATGTTCACTAGCCCGTCTCTTGCCCGGTCGCAGGAAGTCCGCCCGCAGGCGACCGTATATATCGACTACAAGGGCGCCTGCGGCGGCACGCTGGTCGAAACCCGCCGCCGCGACCAGATCGAGCGGAAGGCGAAGAAGGCGATCAGGAAGCTGCTGGCGGAAGGCCGCGATGTCCGACTCATCGTTCGCAACGAGAGCCTCCCTTACGGCAGCTTCACGATTTCCGGGCTGCGATCAATGGGCGTCCGCTTCCCTGTCTACAATCGAAATTTCTCCTGCTGATATCGAAAGGCAATCCCCATGTTGCACCTCAAGACTGCCCAAGGCGAGCGGCTGGAACTTCCTGCTCATGCGATCATCGCGGTGATGCGGCCGAGCAGCGGTGATAACCCCTCCGCCATCATCTTCGATATGGGCATGGGGCCGCAGATCGACCAGTTGGGCGATCAATATGGTTTCGTGAAGAAGCTGATCGCCGACAGCAATGCGATGGTCAATCCAATCGAAATCCGGGTGGTGGAGCCGGTGCCCGACGGCGACGGCGCGACGGCCGAGGGCCGCATGTTCTTTCCGCGCGATCGCATCGCCGGGCGGCGGGAAGTCAAGGATGACCAGCGCGGCGTCCGTTCGACGCTGTTCGTCAACCTTCTGGGCAAGCCCATTGTTATCAACGCCGCCGACACGCTGGACGAACTGGACGGCATCGGGCCGGAGCCGAAGCGGCCCCGGCGCCCCTCGAAATCCCCGACAAAAGGAGCATAGCTATGACGGACGAAGCTACCAGCGAAACCACGATCGAAGAAATGATCGCGCAGCAGGCCGATCTGGCGCGCCAGATTGCCGCCCGCAGCATCCCTGAGGTCGAGGCGGCCATAGCGCTGTTCACGACGGACGGCGCGCAGGATCTTCTCGCGCAGACACGGGCGCTCCACAGCCGCTTGGGCGCTGGCCTCGCCAAGCAGAACCTCGCCAATGTGTTGCAGGTGTTCAACCAGGTGCCCAACAATCTGAAGATCGCGCTCAGCGCGCTTCAGCGGGAGGCTGCGGCCTGATTTCATAGGAAGGTGACAGGGTGCATTGGGATGAATGGCTGGCGATCGTTCGCGCGAATATCTGGTGGATCATCGCCGGGATAGGAGGCCGCATGATCTTTCATGGACGCGAGGCGCAGGCCGGGCGGCGGCATTTCTGGGGCAAGGAACTACCGTTCGAGATGCTGGTCGCCGTCGGCATGGCCTTTGTCGGCAAGGCTGTCGCCACCTATTCGGGCCTTGGCCCGGAGCCTGCGACTGCGGCGGCTGGCATCGCCGCCTATCTCGGCCCCCGCGCCATCGATGCGCTCTACGACCGGGCCACGAAGCGGGCTTAGTCGCGCGGCATCAGACAGGATTTCAGGGCGCCTTGGGCGCCTTTTTTATTGGCAGAAAGGATGTGAAGGATGGCGCAGAGCTTTCCCGATTTCGCGCTGAGCGAGGAGTGGTCGGATATCGCCGCCACGGCCGGATATGAGGCCGTCGCGGGCCAGCAGGTCACGGTCCAGTACAAGGGCAGCTATCAGGCCTATGTCTATTTCGGCGGGGCCAGTGCGCCGGGCGCCGGGGATGGCGGCATGCTGCACGCCGGTGCGTCGGTGACCGGCACGGCCGATCATATCTGGGTGCGCGGGCTGATGGACGGCGCGGTCTATATTCAGATCGAGGATTGAGCGATGAGCATGAGCAAGAGCATCAATCCGGGCGCGTTCAATCGCGGCGCGGTCGACAGGTGGGCTGCGGGCAATGGCCTGCCGACGCTGGGCAAGAAGAGCGTGAAGCCCAAGCGCATCCTGTTCCATGGCAACAGCATCCCGGTCGGCTACAACGCGGCCTATCCCACTGGAAATGCGGGCGCATGGGCCAATAGTCCGATTTCCGCGATGAAGCGCGCGCTGATCGGTGCGGGCTATCAGGTGCAGGATGAGTTCTTCGAAGGGACGATGGGATACACGACCGCCGCATCGTTCGCGTCGTTCGATACCCGGCTGACGATCGGCGCGGGATGGGACTTCAATGGGATCATCGCCGCGAACTATGGCGTGCTGCGCAATTCCACGACGCAGAATAGCTGCACGTTCACGCCCACGACCCCGGTCGATAGCGCCACGCTGATTTTCCGTTCGCACGCCCTGGTGGGACTGGCGCAGGCGACGCTCGGCGCCATCACCAAGACGCTCGACATTCCGGCGACCTACGGCTTCTATCGCATCGATTTCGCGCCCTCCGATGGCGTGGTGCTCGGCAATAACGCCTTGCAGTGGAACCGCCGTGCATCGGGCGGCACCGTCGATCTGGCGGCGGTCTACTGTTGGAACAGCAGGCTGCCGTCGTTTCAGCTGCTGAACGCCTCGGCATCCGGCGCCCGCGCCCAGCATATCGCCAACGCCCAGGACGCAGGCCGTTCGCTCTATTTTCCTGAACTGGTTCTGTCGGCCGGGGATGAGGCATGGTGGATGACGGTGGCGAACGACTGGCGTGCAAATGCCCTGCCGCCCATGAATGATTTCCGAGGGTACGCGGAAGCATGGGTCCAGCGCCGTCTGGACAATGGGATCATCCCCCGCATCATCGTCGATCCCCGCACCGCTCTGACCGGCGGCACTGCAACCGTGACGGACATGGACGCCTACACCGCGACGCTTCAGGAGGTCGCAGCCGCCAAGGGCGCCAAATATTACGAGATGAAGGACCGCTGGGGCGAATATGCCGACGCGGCCGCCGCTGGCCTGATGGTAGGCGGCACCGATTATTTTCACCCCAACTGGTACGGCGCGCAGGATATGGGCCAGTTCCTCGCCCAGATCGCGCTGTCGGCCTAGCAGGAGAAGCCGAAATGGACGGAATTTACACGGTCACCGGAACGATCACGATGCGTGTTGGCGCGGAGGATCTGGAATCGGCCCAGCTGGCGCTGACCCAGCGCGCTGTCGAACTGAGCGATTTGTCGCCCGGCAATATCATCGTCGAGGTCGATCCCGCCGATGTGGCGATCGAGGCGGGCTAGGATAGCAAAAGCCCGGCAGCGTTGGCGCCGCCGGGCAGTGAAAGGAAGATCGCTCTCCCTTCGGGTCGCGCCGGGAGTATATCGCGATCCGCGCCGAGTCGCATCCTCTGGATTGTGGATGCGACCGTTGACCATCAGAAACGGCCTTTCGTGAGAGACAAGCGGGGTTGAGTGTGGCGCGTGAGAGCCAAGGTCGCGCCTCGATCCGGGCGCGGTCGCCCATTTCGTCATTCAGCAGGCGGTCCTTTCGGGCCGCCTTTTTCTTTGGGGAAAGCATATGAGCATCGACGACGTCATCGAGGAGATCATCCGCGTCGAAGGCGGCTATGTGAACGACAGCCGCGACGCGGGCGGCGAAACCAAATATGGGATCACCATCGCAACGGCGCGCGCCAATGGCTATAGCGGGCCGATGCGCGATCTGCCCAAATCGCTGGCGATCGAGATCTACCGCCGCCAATATGTCATCGCGCCCGGCTTCGACAAGATCGGGGCGCTCTCGCAGCCGATCGCGGCCGAGTTGGTCGATACGGGGGTGAACATGGGACCGACGGTTGCGGGTCGTTTCCTCCAGCGCGCGCTCAATGCGCTCAACAATCAGGGACGTTCGTGGCCCGACCTCGTGGTCGATGGCGCGGTCGGCGCAAAGACGCGCGAGGCGCTGGCGGCCTATCTCCAGCAGCGGGGGCGCGAGGGCGAGGCCGTTCTTCTCAAGGCCCTGAACGCGTTGCAGGCCGTCCGCTATATCGAGCTGGCCGAGGCGCGCGCGGCGAACGAGGCCTTCGTCTATGGCTGGCTGCGCACGCGGGTGGCCTGATGCGCGACTGGGTGCGCCCGGCCATCATCGCGGGCTTTGCGGGCTTCATCCTTGGTGGCGCCAGCGTGTCGGCGATCATCGGCACCATGTCCGCGCAGACCGCGCGGGATTTCGCGACCGGGGCGGGCGTGTGGCTGAACGTCATCCCGCAGGGCTTCTATGACCTGATTTCGTTCTTGGGTGTCGGCTACATTGCGGCGCGCTCGGCCGACAAGTTCACCGACGCGAAGAAGGCACAGGCCGAGGCCGATGCGGTGAAGCACTATAGCGAGGCGCAGGCGCGCCGGGCGAGCATGGAGACGCAGGAATGATCGGAACCATCATCACATTTGTGCGCGACTCGACGGCCGCCAGGATCGTGCTGGCCGGGCTGGCGGCGCTGCTGGTGGTCGCCCTGCTGGTACGGTGGGTCGATCGCGCGCAGGACCATGCCGTCGAACAGGCGGCCGAGGCAGGCCGGGCCGACCAGCGCGCTGGCGATCTTCAGGAAACCATCCACCGGATAGAGGAGGCGCAGGATGCGCGGGATGAGATACGCAATAGCGCTGGCAGCGCTCGCTATGACGAGTGCGTGCGGTCGGCCGGTGCCACCGCCGCGAACTGTCAGCGATTTCTGCCTCGTTGATCGGGCCATCCCGGTCGCCGTCGCGCCTGCCGAGGGCTTTGACGACCGGGGCAACCTGTTCGATACCGACGCGACCGTCGGCGCGCTGCTGGAACATAATGCGGCGTGGCGGAGGCTGTGCGGAAACTAGCGATCGTCCGCCAGAGCGGCGTCGGGGTGCTCGGCCAGATACCGCGCCGCTAGCGCGGTGCGGCGCTCGATCGGTGCCTGTCCCCTCTCCATCTGCCCCACGAGTACCCGCGACACGCCGAGGGCGTCGGCAAATTCCTGCTGGGAGAGGCCGAGGGCCTTTCGGAGTTCCTTCAATTCATCGGGTTGCATCGTCGCCTCGCTCGTCATATATTCGGCTTTGGCTCCCGTCCCGCTTCTTGTGGCGGTTCCGAGAGCCGGTCAGGTTAGAAGCGGATTTTGAGGATCAGTCTGATCCGCTTCCATTTGAACCGGAGATAGAGATTGAACATCTCGTTTCTCCTGTCCGTCACCGGGGCCTAGTCCCCGTTGACAGGAATATTGATAAGCTACTTATCATTTCCGGTCAAGGAAAAAGATAAGTAGCTTTTCTTTTATACGACCGCTGTCTGCGCAGCTTCAAATGGCAGGGCCAACGCACATGCGTCCGCATAGTCGCCCGTCAGCCATGCTGCATAATCCTCTGGCGCGAGGATGACCGGCATCGCCTTGGGATGCTTCGGTGCGATGAGATCGTTCGGGGCGCAGGTCAGAAACGCATAGACAGGACCGGCATCAGGGTGGACCTTCCAAATGCCCGCGAACGCGGCAACCGGCTGGCCCTTCACGCTAAACCACCAGTTCAGATCATCCGGTGCGGCGCGATCGATCGCCGCCTTTGGTTCGGCAAACTCGGTGAACGGCACAAGGCAGCGGTGCGCCGGCGTCTCCAACCAGCGGCTCCACATGCCCAGCCTCAAATTCCGGGCGTTGGTGTACCAGTCGTAAAGATAGGCTGATTGACCGGCTTTCGGCTTGATTTTGCGCTCGCGTTTGTTTTCCGGGAAGCCCCACAGCATTGTGTCAAGGACGCGCCGCCCGCCCTCCTCCCGAACGATCATCCCCGGCTTGCCCGGCGCGCTATAGTCTTTCTCCATCGCAATCTGCGAAGTCGCTATCCGGTCGATGCCCATCGGCAGCAGCAGCTGGTCACGCGGCACTTTCAATCTATAGAGATTGCACAT